GATGCTTCTGGTCTTGAGATTAGAATGTTAGCCCACTATATGAATGACGAGGACTATACAAATGAAATACTGAACGGAGATATCCACACAGCAAATCAAAAACTTGCACAGCTTGAATCAAGAGGTAAGGCAAAGACATTCATCTATGCCCTCATGTACGGAGCAGGAGATGAAAAGCTTGGGTCTGTGGTTGGTGGAAATACAGCAGATGGCAAAAGAGCTAGACAATATTTCTTTGATAATAAACCTACATTTAAATCTCTTAGAGACAGAGTACAAAGAGCTTCAACAAAAAAATTCCTTAAGGGATTAGACGGTAGGAAACTCTATGTTCGCAATCAGCATTCAGCATTGAACACTTTACTACAGGGTGCAGGTGCTATCGTTATGAAGAAAGGTTTACAGATACTAGATGATGTATTAAAATTAAACAAGGTTAACTATAAGTTTGTAGCTAACATACATGATGAGTGGCAGATAGAAGTGGTCGAAAACCAAGCCGACTTTGTTGGTAGGTCAGCAGTTGATAGTATAATAAAAGCAGGAGAACATTTTAATCTTCGTTGTCCACTGGATGGCGAATACAAGATAGGAGGAAATTGGAGTGAAACCCATTAAAGAAGATAGGAAGAAATTTGATATTGATTTAGAGTATGGAGAGATAAGAGAAGATAAGATAAAGGAGATGCTAACCGGTAAGAAGATAGAGGTCAAGTCTGAGAAAGATTTATGGCAGAAGTCTGGTAACATATGTATAGAGTATGAGTCATGGGGTAAGCCTTCCGGTATAAGAGCCACTGAATCAGACTACTGGTTTCATAACTTATGTGTCGGAGACAACGAGTTCTGTACTCTTGTATTTAAAACAGATGTACTTAGAACTATTGTTGATAAGCTTGACACCTTTAAAACTGTAAGAGGTGGTGACCACAAGGCAAGTAAAATGTTTCTTGTTAATTTACAGAAGCTATTTTCATCAGATGTAATTAAAGCTTTTAAGGAAGCAGAGAAAAATGACAAAGAAAAATAAAAAAACACTTGACACTTCTAACCAAGAAGTATATAATAAACTGTCAGCTAAGAAAACAACATCCGAATCTGGTCATTGGTATACCCAAGAGGGTGACCCAATGTACACAGTCATAGGTGCTAATGGTAAGGAAAGAAACACTACCCTTAGAGATGCTAAGAAAGATAACCTAGTACCTTCTGTCACTACCATTCTTAGTATGATAGCCAAGCCTTCATTAGAGAATTGGAAAATAAACCAAGCACTTAACTCTGCCCTTACCTTAGAGAAAAATGTATTGGAATCCACAGAAGAATTTGCTTACAGATGTAAGATAGATTCTAAAAGGATTGGTCAAGAGGCTGCAAAAAAAGGTACTGAGATTCACGCTATGATTGAACGAGGATTCTTAGGAGAAGAAGAAACAGAAACTTACTGTATCATTAAGAACTATTTAAATGATAACTTCCCTAACGAAGAATGGATAGCAGAAGCTTCCTTCTGTGCTGACTTGGGCTATGGTGGTAAGATAGATTTATATTCTAAGTCTGGTATCTTTGTTGACTTTAAAACTAAGGACAACTTAGAAGGTAAAGACCCTGCTAAATTAGTATACGATGAACATGGTATGCAGTTGTCTGCCTATGCTCAAGGTTGTGGGTTTACTGATGTGGAAAGAGTATCTATATTTGTAGATAGAGAAGACACAGAACTTATCTCTTGTCATATCTGGGATAAAGATACACAAAACAAACACACTAAAATGTTTAACAGCATTTTAAATTACTGGAAACTTGTAAAAAATTATGAACCAAAGAAAGTCTAAACAGCTAAGAAGAAAATCAGAATCACTACTCATTGAGTGGATAAGGACAATGACTCCTGACGGAGAAGACGCTACCAAGATACACAAGAAAAACTTACACGAGTTTCTTCCTGAACAAACACATCTGTTTGCTAATAACAAACTTATGTTAAGTGCTTATAGTTTGAAGTGGTTTTATAAACGGGTTAAGAAAAATCCTGACCTAACTCTTGGAGATTTAAATGGCTAGAGTACCTAGAAAACCTAGACCTAAAAAAGTAGATGTACCTAAAGGATATGATAGCAAGTGGGAATATGAGATACATCAAACCATTCTTAAAGATTGGAAACATCATTGGGAAAAAGTAGATTACGTTGTTAGTCACAAGTATGAGCCAGACTTCGTAAAGGTAATGGATGATAAGATAATATTGCTTGAAGCTAAAGGCAGGTTCTGGGACCACGCAGAGTATAGTAAGTACATACATGTTAGAGAAGCCTTGAACGAACACAGAGAGTTAGTATTCTTATTTCAAAAACCTTATGCCCCAATGCCACAGGCTAAGAAAAGAAAAGACGGAACAAAAAGAACTCATGCTGAATGGGCAGAGGCAAATAACTTTAGATGGTATAGTGAAGATACTCTACCAGAGGAATGGAAAAACAATGAACTATAAATTTAATGAAGACGAAACAATAAAACAAATTAAAAGATATGTAGACAACACTTATGCCCAACACTATGCTTATGGAGAGTACCAAGCAACAGATGTTATCTTTGATAACGGACATGGTGAAGGTTTCTGTATGGGCAATGTCATAAAGTATGCTATGAGGTATGGTAAAAAGAACGGACATGACGAAAAAGACTTGCTAAAAATAATACATTATGCTATAATGGCTATACATTTAAAGGACATCGAAGATGATTGAAGATAAGATAGGAACTAAGCCTTACTTAGGAATAGAGATAGACTACGACAGAGAAAAAACCTTTGACAAGTTTAGTCTTGACACATTAAAAGATAGATATTTTTGGGAGAAAGAAACACATGCACAAGAAGCATTCGCAAGAGCCTCAGTCTACGGAGCAACCTTCAAAGGTACTACGGATTTTGAATTGGCTCAACGGCTTTATGAATACAGTTCCAATCGTTGGTTCATGTTTAGCACTCCTATACTTAGTAACGGGGGGACAACTCGTGGGCTTCCTATCAGCTGCTTTCTTAATTATGTTCCTGACAGTAGGGTTGGTTTATCAGCTCATTATGATGAGAACATATGGTTGGCAAGTTCAGGTGGAGGTATCGGTGGATATTGGGGAGACATCAGGAGCAACGGTGTATCTACTACTCATGGCAGTCGTTCTACTGGCTCAATTCCTTTCATGCATGTAGTTGATTCTCAGATGTTAGCCTTTAACCAAGGCACAACAAGACGAGGAAGTTATGCTGCTTACATGGATATAAGTCATCCGGAGATTGAAGAGTTCATTAACATGAGAAAAGAATCTGGTGGAGATATCAATAGAAAGAATCTTAATCTACACAACGGTATCAACATTACCAACGCCTTCTTACAGGCTGTAGAGAAAGACGAAGACTGGAGATTGATTGACCCTAAATCTAAAGAGGCTGTTAAGATAGTAAACGCTAGAGATATATGGTGGCAAATCATTCATGCTAGAGCAGAGACAGGTGAGCCTTACATGATTAACATAGATACTTGTAACGAGTCGTTACCTAAAACACAAAAAGATTTAGGTCTTAAGATTAGACAAAGTAACTTATGTTCTGAAATTACTCTACCTACTAACGAAGAGAGAACAGCTGTCTGTTGTTTGTCATCAGTAAACTTAGAACACTTCGATGACTGGTCAAAGGATGACAACTTCATAGAAGATTTAATAACCATGCTTGACAATGTGCTACAACATTACATTGACAATGCAATAGATACAACACAACTAGGAGACTACAGTGCAAACTTTAAAAGATTTCAAAAATATGTTAGAGAGGGTAAAGAAGGATATACTAAATCTGCGTATTCGGCATATAGAGAGAGAAGTCTCGGGCTCGGTGCTATGGGCTTCCATGCGTATCTCCAGTCTAAAGACATTCCTTTTGAGGGAATATATGCAACTGGTTTCAATCATAGAGCATTCACCCTTATCAAAGCTAGAGCCAAAGCAGCTACTAAAGAACTGGCTGCCAACAGGGGAGAAGCTCCGGATGTCCACGGCACGGGTAATAGGAACGCTAACCTCATGGCTATTGCTCCTAATGCTAGTAGTGGGATTATATGTAGTGGCACTTCCCCTAGTATTGAGCCTTATAGGGCTAACTGCTATACTCATAAGACTCTCTCAGGTTCGTATCAAGTTAAGAATAAATACCTTGAGAAAGTTCTTAAGGCTAAAGGATTAAAAGGAAAAGAACTAGAAAATATATGGAAAGATATCTCGGCTAACGAAGGTTCTGTACAACAGTTAGATATATTAACTGATGATGAGAAAGAAATATTCAAGACAGCCAATGAGATAAATCAGATATGGATTGTAGAACATGCTTACAAAAGACAGCAGTTTATTTGTCAAGCACAATCAGTAAACTTATTCTTTACCCTACCGAAGTCAACAGAACCTCAAGAGATACACGATGCTTATATGCAGTATGTGAGTGATGTTCATTGGTATGGTATGAATAAATTAAAATCGTTGTATTACTTTAGAACTAATGCAGCAAGAAATGTAGAGAATGT